ATTTCATCCAGTTCCAGGTCTTCAATCGATTCCTCAATTGCTTCGATTGAAGATTCAGTTATCTGGATATTCGTCCACTTATTCATTTGTACTTCACCCCCTTTACTCATTTGCATAAATGCACTTCTTAGGTTAATATTCTCTATGTTTATTATGAACTTCATTAAAATGTTTGTCAAGCATTTTAAGGTATTTTATTTTAGGAATTGAAAAAGCACATTTGTGTAAATGCATAAGTTGCGGGGGGTATCTTTACCTCTGTCAATTTATTTGAAAATCCGTTCAATAAGCAAACAATAGGAAAACATTAAAAAGAAAAAACCCCCAACCTGGGAGGTTGGGGGAAAACCAGTAGAGGGCAGACTGGCGTCTGCAATAATATTTTACCACAATACTTGACAAATATCTACATTAATGATATGTTTAAGCTGAAAGATTGAAACATTTATTATATAAACTTATATAAAAGAGGTGAAACTACTATACGTAACAATAATTTTATACAAAAAAGTAACCAAGAAATAGAGATAACCAGGCTAAAATACTATTCAAGGCTTGGAGAAACTATTTCTATGCTTCAATCTGGCATTCCTTCCAACCAATTTGGACCCACAGGTTATATAAAACCTGACGCTATCTCCATGCCTGATGGAGATATACCTCCATTAAATCAGATAACTCAAAAAATAGACTATATTGATTCTTTCCCCATTGTAGACGGTCTCCCCATTTGGGAACGCCTTGATTGTGAGCCTTTAGACCACTATGAATTATTTAAAGCTTATAGGTTACAGGATAAAAGGTCTTTAAGCAGAATTGCTAAAGAAAATAACCTTCCTACAGCCTTTGTTCATTCCCTCTCTAAAATCTATCATTGGCAGCTTAGGGTTGAAGCTTATGACCGTTATCAGGAAGTCCAGTTTGAAAAAGAGAGAAACAAAGCTATTGTAGCTATGGAAGGCAGGCACAAAAAGGCTGCTGAAGAACTTTTTGATATTGTATTAAAAGAAATAAAGAAATGGAAAGAGCACAACCTCTTAACTACTGCCAGTCTTAAAGAACTTAAAGACCTTTTGGAGACTGCAATTAAATTTGAACGACTTTCTTTGGGAATTTCCCCTGATAAGCCTATCACAGAGAAAGATGTCACCCCAATTAAGAAAGTTATTAATATAAATACTAAAAATCAGACTAATCAGACCTTAAATGTAGGTCCAAGACTTGAAAAAGCAGAGGTTTCCAGGCTTCAGGAAGTTGTAGATGTCCTTACTATGAACAATGCACTTCCTCAAAAAACCGTTAAAAACTACCAAGAAATAGCTGAAAACCGCCAAAAAACCGCTGAAAACCGCCAAAAAACAGTCAAAAACCAGAATTTAGGCGAAATGGAGGTTGAAAATGGCTAATAATAATAGAAGGAGGCTGAAAATATGTCAAGGGTGATAGTTTCAGAACTTTCTAGTCAGCAGATTTCAAGTCTTTCAAAACTGCTGACCCCAAAATTGACTAAATATATTCCATATGAGCCAACTCCCAAGCAGACAGCCTTTCTTCTTTTAGATAACAGGGAAGCATTTTATGGAGGAGCTGCTGGAGGAGGCAAATCAATTGCACTTCTCATGGCAGCATTGCAGTATGTAGACGTTCCTCATTATAATGCTATAATTTTTAGGAAAACATTCTCGGAATTGGAACTCCCTGAAGCTTTGATGGATGTTGCCAGCCAATGGCTAACGCCTTACAAGCTTAAAAAAGAGGTGAGATGGTCCGACAGGAAGAAAACATGGACTTTCCCAAGCGGAGCTAAACTAACTTTTGGATATTTGGACACGCCAAAGGATAAGCACCGATACCAGTCAGCGGCTTTTCATTATATTGGCTTTGATGAAGCAACTGCGTTTACCCTTGAAGACTATATATATATGTTTTCACGTAATAGAAGAACTAAATATCAGGTTAATGTTCCATTGAGGGTTAGGGCAGCTTCCAACCCTGGAAATATAGGACACAAATGGGTTAAAAAGCGGTTTCTGGTTGACGGTTTCAAAAACCATAGGGTATTTATCCCTGCTATAATAGATGATAATCCACATTTGGATAAAGAAAGTTATATTGAAAACCTGATGGAACTTGACCCTGTCACCAGAGCACAGCTTATGGAAGGTAATTGGGAAATCGAACATGGTGGTCTGGTATTTCAAAAAGAGTGGTTTCCTATAATAGAAGAACTTCCACCAGGATATAAACGCAGAATTCGTTATTGGGACCTTGCAGCCACCAAAGCTAAAGAATATACAAAAACAGGCTATACGCCATCATTTACTTGCGGTTGCCTGTTATCCAACATGGGAGATGAATTTTTCATTGAAGATATGCAAAAAATAAAGTCAACTAGTTTAGAAGTTGAGCAATTAATTTTAAGAACTGCTCAATTAGACGGTTATAAGACCGATATTTGGTTTGAAGAAGAACCTGGAAGCCATTCAAAAGGATATATTGAGCATTTACGTACCCTTTTAAACGGTTTTACTGTCCGTTCAAAAAAGGAAACCGAACCAAAGTTAGTTAGGGCACAAAGGACAGCAGCAGATGTTGAACGAGGTAAAGTTAAGCTCTTAAAAGGTCATTGGAATGAGAGTTTTCTGGAAGATGCATTACTTTTTGGCAATCCAGGGTCTGAAAAAGGGCAAATTGACGCATTTAGTGGTGGATATGATAAATTAAAACATTATGTTAGTTACTCTGTTTTTCCAACTTCAGTTTCTTCAGGCAGTAATTCATACTGGAGTGGAGCTTAGGAGGTATTATGAGTAATGGAAATAATGAAACAATAGCAAATTTTGATTTGAAAGATTTAGAAGGAATTGAGAAAAAATCTACACCTGTATATGCTTTTTCTGAAGTAGGCTCAACTGGTTTGAAAAGATATGGAGGCACTATCTATGAAGAGTTCCTTTATGCATTATATATGCCTGCATGCTTAAAAGTTTATAAAGAAATGAGTTTAAATGATGCCACTATTGGGGCACTCCTGTTTATTTTTGACATGCTTATTAGAAAAACACCTTGGGATGTTATACCTGGAGGAACTAAAAGAGTAGATAAGCAAATAGCTAATTTTGTATTTGAAAATATGCATGATATGAGCCATTCCTGGGAAGATTTAATAACAGAAGCTCTTTCAATGCTTAGATATGGATGGTCATGGCATGAAATAGTGTATAAAAAACGCAATGGCTATAACAGAAATCCTGATAAAAGTTCAAAATACAATGATGGCAGGATTGGTTGGGCTAAAATTCCAGGGAGAAGCCAAGATACGTGGAATAATTGGGTATTTGATGAACCTGATAATCCAGATAGGCTTATAGGAATGGAGCAATTGGCATATACACAACCTACTGCGGTGATAATTCCTTGGGAAAAATCACTCTTATTTAGGACTACGGGCGAAAGAGGCAATCCAGAAGGTAGAAGTATTTTAAGAAATGCCTATCGTAGTTGGTATTTTAAGAAACATTTTGAAGAAATAGAAGGAATTGGTGTTGAAAGAGACCTTGCAGGGATGCCTGTTATTAAAGTTCCTGAGGGAGTTGATATTTGGAATACTAATAATTCTGATGCAGTTGCTTTAAAAACTGCTCTTGAAAAATTAATTTCAAATATTAGACGTGATAAAAATGAAGGAGTAATTCTCCCTGCTGGCTATGAATTGGAATTGTTATCTTCTAGCGGTTCTAAATCAAGGTCTTTTGATACTACTAAAATTATAAATAGATACGACCAGAGAATAGCAATGTCAGTTTTAGCAGATATTTTAATGCTTGGAACAGAAAGAACTGGAAGTTTTGCACTTGCAAATATAAAAAAGACACTTTTAGCTTCAGCTCTTGAAGCTCAAGCACAAAATATTGCTACTATTATAAATAAATATGCAATACCAAGATTAATAAGGCTTAATTCTTTTGTAAATTATACAGATTTTCCAAAAATCGTACCTGGCGAGATTGAAGCACCAGATATGGTACAACTAGCAGATGCTATGGAAAGAATGACTGGAATGGGCTTTAACTTTACAAATGAAAAAGTTGCAGCTTATATTTATTCATGTCTTGGACTTCCAAAGCCTGATAATACAAAAGATATGTTTGCTATGCAAGATAAAACAGGAAATAAGGGTAATGATGGTGATAAGCTGCCTCCTAGAAAATATAAAGACCATCAAACAGATGATAAAAAACCTTATAATCAAATTTATGAAAGTGAGGGGATGAAATAATGCCTATACAAAATTGCTATGAAAATAATAAGCCTGGATATAGATGGGGTGAAGCAGGTAAATGTTATACATACACTCCTGGAAATGAAGCATCCAGGAAAAATGCTAAACGAAAAGCAATTCTTCAAGGCGTAGCTATCGAAGGCGGTTCTATTAAAGAAACTATAAAAGAATTTGCCAAAGATGAAAAAGAAAACATAGATATGGAATTTGTGGCTAAGAACTTCAATGATGAGCAGAATATAGTTTTTGGTTGGGCTTATATTGCTCAGGATGAAAAAGGTAATCAATTAGTTGACCATAGTGGTGAAACAGTTCTCAAAGAAGATTTTTATGATTTTGAAAACGGAATATATGCTTTTAATTTAGCTTTTAGAGAAAGTGGTTTTATGCATCTTGGAAAAGCTAAAGGATTTTTGGTAGAATCTATGGTGTTTTCCAAAGAGAAAATGGATGCATTAAATATTCCTGAAGGTACTCTTCCACATGGAGCATGGGTTGGATTTTTCTTTCCCAATGATGAAGATTATAACTTTATAAAATCTATGAAAAGTCCAATGTTCTCTATTCAAGGGAGTGCTATAAAACAGGAAATAGATGAGTCCTTATTAAAAGATGGACTAGGGAGAATGGGTGGAGATGCTAAGGGTCCTGGAGGTTTATGTGTTTGCCCCAAATGTGGATATAAAATGACACATGAAACTGGTGAACCCTGTTATGATATAACCTGTCCAAAATGTGGGGCTAAAATGGACAGAGAATAATCTGGAAAGGAGGTAATATAACATGAAGAGCTTAAAGGATATTTTCATTGACAGAATTGATGTTGTAGATAAGGGGGACAACAAAAAAGCAAAAGTTGTATTATTTAAGAATGAAGGAGGTCAAGAAAATACAAATAAGATTAATGTCGATAAAAAAGAAAACAAAGATATGAAAGGAGTGAAAAAAATGACATATGAAGAGTTTCTAAAAACACTTCCAGAAGAAAATGCCAAACTTATAAAGGATAAAATCAAAGAAACTGAATCAGAGGTCACTAAGTTAAAGAAGAAATTGGAAGAGTTAGAGAAAAAAGAATCTAAAGAAAAAGTTGAAGAGGATGAGGTGAAAGATTTATTAAAATCAGCCGACCCTAAAGTAGCTGAAATGTTCAAGAAAATGCAGAGTGATATTAAGAAATTGCAGGAAGATTCAGTTAAAAAGGCTGAAGAGCTTAAAAAATCAAGAGAAGAAATAAGAAAAGCTCAATTTATAAAAATCGCTGAACCTCTAAACAAAATGTCAGAAAATCCTGAAGAGTTAGGTTCAATTCTAATGGAAGTGGAAGAAAAAGTCTCTAAAGAAAACTATGATAAACTCATGGGAGTGCTGAAAGCTGCTAATGAAGCTATTGAGCAAAGTGATATATTTAAAGAAGAAGGTACAAACCAAGTAAATGCAGATGGTCCTGAAGCTTTAAATAAATTAGAAGAAGAAGCAGAAAAATTAGCAAAAGAAAAAGGCATTACCAAAGAAATAGCGTATAGAGACTTGCTTAAAGCAAAACCAGAACTTTATAAACAATATGAAGAAGAGAAAGGGGTGTAAATTATGTCACACGCAATTGAAATAGCTTTAGAAAGCTTCTCTGCGGAAGCTGCTGGAGATTTGAGTGATTATCAGTATTATCCAGTACAGATAAACGCCAGTGAACAAGTAATTTTAGCTAGTGATGCTGGAGATGAATGCGTTGGTATTCTCCAAGATGCACCTGATACAGCAGGATATGCCTGCTCTGTTGGATTTAAGGGAGTAACCAAAGCAGTAGGTGGAGAATCAATAGATGCAGGAGCAAAAGTTGGAATAGGTGCAGGAGGTAAATTGGTAACTTATGTTTCTGGAGGGGTAGTTGGCTACGCAATTACAAGCTGCGGAGGCGATGGTCAATTATTCTCGGTATTGTTAGTTAAAGCAAGTTAGTAAAATTTAAACAATGAAAGGAGTGAGAAGAAATGCCAAATCCTACATTTTCAGATATTCATGTAAATAAACCGTTAACTAATATAAGTGTTGCATGGATACAAGAAGAAAGTGCTTTCATTTCGGATAAAGTTTTCCCTAGTGTTCCTGTTCAGAAACAGTCTGATAGATATTTCGTATATTTCAGGGAAGATTGGTACCGTGATGAAGCTAGAAAAAGAGTTTATGGTAATGAATCAGCAGGTGGTGGATACAGGATAGATAATACTCCTAGCTACTACTGCGATATTTGGGCTTACCATAAAGATGTTACAGCACAAGATAGAGCCAATTCTGATAATCCTTTATCTCCTGACGAGGATGCTACAATATTCTTAACCCAAAAATTACTGCTCAAGAGGGAAATTGAATGGGCGACCAGATTTTTCGCTTCTGGTATTTGGGGAACAGAATATACTGGAGGAGCTACAACTTCAGGTACTACTAGAAAGTATTGGAGTTCATCAAGTTCAGACCCTATAGGGGATATATCAGATATGCAAATTGCTATTCAAGCAGCTACAGGTTATAAGCCTAATGTGTTAGCTTTAGGTCCTTACGTATATAAGGAACTAAGAAATCATTCAGATATTCTGGATAGAATCAAATATACCCAAAAGGGAGTTGTAACTGCGGACTTGTTAGCTACTTTATTTGATGTAGAGAAAGTTGTTGTAGCAAGTGCAGTTAAGAATAGTGCAGCTCAGGGTGGAACAGAGTCAACTGATTTCATCATGGGTAAACATGCATTATTGGCTTATGTACCTTCAAGACCAGCACTAAGAACACCTTCTGCTGGCTATATAATGTCATGGATAGGTGAAGGCTTCGCTGGAGCAGGTATGTTTGGAAACAGAATAGCAAAAATTCCTATGGACTGGTTAGGTTTAGGAACTACAAGGATTGAAGGCGAAATGGCTTTTGCCTGTGAACTCGTTTCTTCAGACCTAGGTGGTTTCTTTAATAGCATAGTTGAGTAGGAGTTGAAGTATTATGGCTTTTACTTGGACAGGAGACCCTAGTGCAAGTACCATAGAGAAAATACGTTGGCTAATTGGTGATACTGTAGAAGCTAGTGCTAAATTCCAAGATGCTGAAATCACATATGCCTATAATGAAGAAGGTTCAATCTATGGAGCAGCCGCATTATGTTGTGAACAATTAGCTACCAGATATGCTGATGCTGTATCACGGTCTTTAGGTCCGTTAAGGATTGATTTATCAGATAAAGCTGAAAAGTACAAATCTATGGCTAAAGATTTCCGAAGAAAAGCATATATATATGCTCAACCATATGTTGGAGGAATATCTGAAGCTAAAGAGGATGTATTTGAAGATGATTCTGATTTAAAACAACCTATATTCGATAAAGGTATGATGGACAATGACTAAGGGGATTTAGCTATGGGACAAACTATGCAATATTTTACCGATTGGTTAAATGTTAATGTTACCTACTATAAGTTCAGGTCTAGCGATGGAGCAGGAAAGGTAACTTATGAAGATGGAGTTACTCTTTCCTGCTACATTGAAGGTAAACGTACTTTAGTAAAAGTAGATAATGTTAATGAAGTAATATCAACCGAAAGGTTATATCTTGATGGTGAAAATAGTTATGTTCCAAACATTACAACAAAAGACAAATTTGTAGTTAATGGAAGAAATAGACCAGTATTATCAATACAGTCTTATTATGATGAAGAAGGAAACTTAGATTATATGGTGGTGTTCTTATGATTGAAATAAAATGGAATGTTGCTAGTATAAACAAAGTAATTAATAATTTAGAAAAATTAAAAGAAGGTGCTATAACTGAAGGCACTAAAGAAGGATTACTTGAAGTTACTAACAACATCATGGCTGAAAGTAGATGGGAAACTCCATTTCGTACTGGAACTTTGCAATCTACCGCTGCTATTGATGACCCTGAAGTAACAGAAGATTCAATACATATTCATGCAGGTTATGCAGGTAGGATTGATAAAAGAAATCCAGAAACAGGTGATTTAACTTCTGAATATGCAGAAAAAGTACATGATATTCCAGGAACACCTCCAGGAGGTGGAAATTATCATCCATACGGTAAATGGAAGTTTCTTTCTGACCCTTTTCAAAGGCAAATGTTGGATTTTCTTGCTAAGGTTACTAAATATGTTGGTATAAGGGTAAGGAGGTTTAGAGCAAGATGACAGCTAAAAACTTATTATTAGATTTAGCTAACTTCTTTATTAATAATACATCTGTTGTAACAGCAGATGGTACTGACATATTTAGAGATAATTTACCTGATTCACCAGATAATTGTGTAGGATTGCTTGAATTTGAAGGAATTCCTTCTTTTACAAGTGATGTTTCTAACCGTTCTGTCCAAGTAACGGTACGTAATACAGATTATGAAACAGCTCGCAGTAATATATGGACATTATATAACTGTATATATAAACCAGAAAGTGATGTCCGAATAGTTAATTTGACTTCTTCCAGATGGGCTATCATTACTGCCAGAGGAAATCCTAGATTTCTAAGGCGTGATGAATCTTATAGGTCAATTTTTCTATTTATTTTAAGTATTGTAACTTATAGAGACGAATAAGAAAGGAGTGAGTAATTATGGCACTAAATGGTATAAGAGTAGGTTTAAAAGATTTATACTATGCTACCTTAACTTCTGATGCATCTGATGGAGCAGTCTATGGAACTCCTGTACAAATTGTTGGAGCAATTACTGCTAACATTAATCCTAATTCAAGTTCAGAGACTTTATTTGCAGATGATGGACCAATGGAAACATCTGCTGTTGTAGGTCAAATTGAATTAGAACTTAATGTTGCAGACTTACCTTTAGAACAAATGGCAGTTCTTTTAGGACATACTCCTCCAAGTGCAGGTATTATGTATAAGAGTGCAAATGATACCCCACCTTGGGTAGCTATAGGTTTTAAATCTTTGAAATCTAATGGTCATTATAGATATGTATGGTTGCTTAAAGGTAAATTCAGAGAAGGTGAATTGAACCATGAAACTAAGAATGACTCAGTAAACTTCCAGACAGCTACAATTATAGGTCAATTCTGTAAGAGAGAATATGACGATAATTGGATTAAAATGGCTGATGCAGATGAAACTGGATTCGAAGAGACTACTGGAACTAATTGGTTTACTGATGGTCCTGATGCACCTTAATTAAAATTTAATAACTGTGTAACTCATAAAGGAGGTCAACTATGAGTGGAGCACAAGATATAAAAACTAAGGAATCTAAAATAAATATTGATGGCAAAGAGTTTATTATTAGATTTACTATTAATTCCTTTATTGAACTTGAAGAAGAATTTGGTTCAATTGATGATGCTTTAGAAGCTATGCGTGGAAAACCTATTACAGATGAAAGTGGAAAACCTGTTATGGTAAAAGTTATAGACGAAAAAACAGGTGAAGAAAAAGAAGAACAGAAAAGAAAAATGGGCTTAAAAGCATTGCGGAAATTCCTTTGGGCAGGATTAATGTCTGCTCAGCCTGAATTAACAGAAGTAGAGGTTGGTAATATGATAACGCTTGCTAATATAACGGATATTATTGAAACTATTACCTCTACTTTAACTGCATCTTTGCCTCAAGCAGAAGATTCCAATAAGAATCAAGAAGGAACGGCAGAGCAACCAAAAAACTAATACCAGTCCCAACCGATGAAAAAGATACAGGTTGGGACTGGAGATATATTAAATATTTTGCAAAAGCAATACTTAATATGTCAGATGAAGAATTTTTGAATAGTACTCCAAGGGAGGTTAATGCTTTATTTAAAATTCATTATGAAATTTATTCAGGTGAGGGGAGTAAAAATAAACCAACTGGTTATATAGACCAAATATTTTAAGGAGATATTATGGCTAGTGCAGGTGAAGTATATATTGATGTAACTGCTAGAATAACAAAAGCAGAAGCACAAATTAAACAGCTACAGAAAAGATTATTGGATGCATCTAAAAAAGTTTCTGGAGCTACAGGAAATGCAGCCACGAAAGCAAATAAAGCCCTTACTGGTTTCTCTGGTAGCTTAGAAAAACTCCGATTGAATTTAAGTCATTTTAATAGCTCAGTTTGGAATGTTTATACCAGTATAAAAGATGTTTTTAGAGTAGCAACTGGTATTTTAATGTCACAATTTATATATAGAGGTATTTTAACTCCTATAAGAGAATCAATTTCATCTCTTTGGGAATTTAATCAACTGCTTGAAACTACACATATTTCATTAGAATATTTTTTAGAAGATTCCAAGAATATAAAAGCATTTTCTGATGCTATGGAAGATATGGCTGCACGTACTCCTTACCAGTTCCGAGATGTTGCTTCTGCTGC